CAGATGGGCTTTGCCTCTATTCAACCCTCTCAAACCAGAAGCCTGCCAACAGCCAGCCAACCTGCTACCAGCAGGTCGTCTAACTGTTGCGCCTGCCGCGGGCTATGGGGAGAGCCCCAAACCCCCTAGCGTTGGGAGAGCCCAAACCCCCTAACTGGGACTAATCCCAGACCCAAGCCCTCGGGCCGGGCGGCAATGCAGATACTCCCGGGGCTTTGCCCCGAACCCCCAGTCCTCGGGCCGGACGGCCATGGCTCCGCGAATCGAGCAATAGGTTTGCCTCAATTGTTGCCAGTAACCTCTCCGCGAATAGTGCTCTCGACGGGTGCCCTGAGACTGCCACTGGCAGTCTCTGCCCCGGCCGAAGCCGGATATTCGCTACCCAAGACTACGTTCCCACCTTAGCACGCCAAAATGTGGTTCGACTATGGAACACGGGAATTGCATAAAGAACGGGGAACCCTGCAGCCTGCTGTTGCAGCCTGCTTCCCCATTAATTATAATTTCCCGCCCACCAGCAATTTATAAGAAAAAGCCTGCCGCTGCAGCCTTTTTCTAACAAATTGTGTCTAGAACCAATTTTGACGCACTGGCGGGCACGTTTGTTAGTGCAAGTCGCACTAGAGAAAGGAAATGATGACTGACCAGCCATCACACGAACAGAACGAGTTCGCTCGTTTGGTAAAATTGTTTTTCCCAACCGCAGTTGAGGTTGGCACTTGGACTCCTGAGCCCAAGCCTGCTTACGCTTGCCAAGACTGCGGTTACTTCGAAGACGAGGGAGCATTCTTCCCCAACTTCGACGACACCGAGGACCTCTGGTGGTGCACTTGGTGCATTGAGCACGGCAAGTCACCACTTGGCGACGCGTGGGACCAGTTCGAGGAAGACCCTTGGGAAGTCCTGTACAACGAGGTGTGGCGATGAATCGCCGTCACCGTCGCCGTTACAGGCCGAGGGTAACCCCTGACTGGTACGCACCAGTTATGGGAACCCTCGGTGCAGTAATCATTTGTGAAGTAGCAATGTTGTTTGGAAAACTAGTAGAAGGAAATTAAAATGAATTTGAACGACTTCATCATCGCTGGTGGCCACGCACGCAAGTGCGTTGGCTGCCAGCACCCAACCGCAGGTCAAACCGCAGTTTTTGGAATAACCTTTGAGTTTTACCTCTGCTCGCGTTGCCTCGTGTTTGTAATGGAAATTGAGGCCTTGCGCCTCAAAGACCCAGAAATCTGCCTGTTTGACCCAGAAGTCATTCACCGTTGTGAGCGGTGCGCTGCAGACCCAGTACCAGCATTCCTCACGGACTACGAAGGTAGTTATATGTGCATCGCTTGTTTCGAGTTTGGAGCATAGAATGAAAGAACACGTTTTATTCGACCCAAGCATATACCGGCTCACACCGTACCAATCTGACCGGGCTATCGTCCAATGGCAAGCGTTTTACATAGGTGGCGAATGCCACCTATGTAATGACGACCAAATCGACTTTCGCATTCGATACGAAAACAAAGTCTATTGGGTATGCTACAACTGTCTAGATATGCTATACGCAAATCCCTACAGATACAAACTCGTTGAAATAGAGTGGTAATGAACTTACCACTATATATCGTATTTGTATACAAAATTTTTCCCGGGGACCCTGTCCCCGGACCCCTGCCAAAGGACTCCGTCCTCTGGACTTCTGCCTAAGACCCTAGGTTCTTAGGTATCTCCTAGTACGGGCGCACGCGCCCACCACATCTTTAGCAGATGTTATTGAAACGCCCGCGCCCAAATTCTTTGGACACGGTCAATTTTTTTATGCTTCGACATTTACCGGCATCGAACCGCTAAATGTCGCCAGCAACTCACCTCTGTGGTTGCTCAAGTAAATCAAGACCGCTCCAGCGCCACACTGCTATTTAACGCATTTGCAAGCAAATGCGCTCGCAGTGGGGACAAAAATCTTCAAATCATCCACCGGATAATTCTCAGATTTTTGGGCCTATTCCGCTATCCCCGCCCTAAACTCAAGCGATTGCAAGCCATTGTACAGGGAGTCGCAACGCTATACCAAGCGAAGATAAAAAACACATAAAGAACAGGGAACCCTGCGACCCTTGTTAGGGTCGCTCCCTATTAATTATTCTTTTTTCTATCCGTCCGAACAGGTGGGGCATTTTCCTTTCTACGGAAAATACCCCTCTGTCGGGGTATAGCATTGCTTTGTCCCTGTTGTTTGGGAATTGTTATTCAAAGTGGATAACAAGGTAACGACTTTAAGGAGTCAAGATGGCAGACCAGCCGAACCTACCTGAAGAGGAACTTCAGGACCAGCAAGAGGTTATAACTTGCGACCGTTGTCACGTGGAAGTAGGGTCGGACACCGACCTCTACAGCGTGTGGGACAGCACCTGCCAAGAGTGGTGCGAACACTGCGCAGACTACTACAGTTTCACTTGTGAAGACTGTGGTGAAGTTATGTCACAGCGTTCATACAACTACTACAGTATGGACCACGGCAGCGTGTGTGAAAACTGTCACGACAACTACGACTGGTGCAGCGAATGTTCCGAGTTGGAAAACAACTGCGTTTGTTCGTCAAGCGTGATTCACTCCTACTCGTACAAGCCAAACCCAGTGTTCCACTGGGGCTCGTCCGAGGAGCACAACGTCCGTGGAACGTTGTTCTTCGGAATCGAGTTGGAAACTGAGTGCCGTGGTGGTGCAGACCGCAATGACATTGCAGACTTCCTGTACTACAAGAGCAACCTTGAGGAAGATTACTACCTCAAGGAAGACGGTTCGCTCGACTACGGAATCGAGATTGTGAGTCACCCTCGCACCTTGGCTTCGTGGACCGAATTCAAAGAATTCGGGGAGTTGCTAACACAACTCCGTGAGCGTGACGTACGTGCGTGGAACACCAGCAGTTGTGGTCTTCACGTTCACATGAGCCGCTCTGCGTTCACCGACTCGCACCTTATGCGATTTGCGATGTTCTTCACCCGTAACGAGGCTGACGTTGTCACCTTCGCGTCACGCGTGAGTGCCTTCGCACAGTTCAACCCGCTAAGGGAAAAGTTGGCACAAAAAATCAAGGGTACAGGCAACAGTCACTTCGATGCGCTAAACCTCGGGCACCCGGGTACACCTACCGTGGAATGCCGCATTTTCAAGCCTTCGTTGCGCATAGAGCGCGTCCTTGGCTCCATCCAGTTCTTGGCTGCGCTTTACGACTACACCGAGAACCTCACTACCCACGACATCAACGCTGGCGCGTTGGAGTGGTGGCGCTTCGTCAGGTTCTTGGACCAAGACAAGTACAGCCTTGCGTACAAAATGTCGCAGGGTGTTCGATTCAACACAGAGAAAGAAGTTAACTGATGTGTATCATCATCTGCGGTTTCGGGTCTGCATTACCCACCCGAGCGCAACTGGAATACAGTTGCATTAACAACCAAGACGGTTTCGGTTGGGGCGTTGTCCTTACCGACTCGTCCATACTCGTCGGCAAATCGATGACCGCCAAAACGGCCATCGATGAGTATCTGACCTGCGTTGCCTCTAACCAAGACAACGTTGCTGCTAGTGGCTTCTGGGCTCGCATCGCGACCCACGGAGCCATGGACCTCACTAACTGCCAGCCGTTCACCGTTGGTGACGGCTCGGGCAGCGTGATGTTCCACAACGGCATCCTGCCGTTGTACGCAGACAAGTCAGAGACTCGGTCAGACAGTCGTTGCTTTGCCGAGGAAATACTACCCCAGTTGGGTGGAGTTGCCGCTCTAGGTTCTCAGGGTGTGTGGGACGTAGTCTCTGCATTCGCCGAAGGCTCAAAGTTGGTATTCCTCAACCCCGACCCTGAGAACCCGTTGACTATCGTCAACGAGAAGTTGGGTCACTGGGTTGGCGACGTTTGGTACTCCAACCACTCGTACCAGCAGTACACGTCGGTGTACACGTCAGCAGTGACGTACAAGACCGAGGCTGACCTCGACGACGTTGACATAGCGTTGGAGACAAACTCCTGCTTCTACTGCTACCGGCAGTTGGTCTTGGGTGTTTGCAACGCCTGCGGTTGGTGTTGGGATTGCGATGAAGCAAGCAATGCTTGCCTCTGCTGGAGCGACACAATCAGCGTAGACATCAACGAGGCTGCAGGATGGGAAGCATTTTGAAAACCATCCTGATTGGTCTGATTGGAACGGTAGTGGCTTACGCTGCTGCCGTTGCAATCAAGTCACTAGAACACCCACCCGTCGTGGGTTTCGACTTCCACTCAACAGGAGTGGCAGTCATAGCCTTATTTTTCACTTGGCTTATCATCCAAGCAAAATAAGTCTAAGTCGGGGACAGGGCTTCGGCCCTGTCCCCTCCTAAAAATTTTTTTTCTCTTAAGGCGTGCCTTCGGCACCAGCCTCAAAAAATTTTTGCTCGCTACCGCTCGCCATCAAACGGCAAGCTACGCTTACCGCTTTCATTACTACCCTCGCCGCCTGCGGCAGCTCGGCAAGGCGCGCCGCAGATGTTGTCGTAATGACCGCGCCAATGTTGTCGTAATGCCCCCCACGCACAGGCGACCAGCCAATTCCGTGCGTGGGGGAGCAAAAGATTTTTGTGCTTTTACAAGCGAACGCTCAAACCATTTCCTCATCTAAGCCTAGCATTCGCTCGTCGTAAGCGACCAGCGCATCTGCTACGGCTGACTCGGATGTTTGTCCAAAGCCTACAACTTGGAAGTATCCGCAATCTATTGTAGCGGAATAATACTCGGCGTTGCGCTTGACGAACAGGGTGCCTAGGCACTGCTCTTCGCCTACTGCGTAGTTGCGTGTGCGGTTCATCAGCCCTCCACCATCGTGCCCGAAACCTTGACCGTGTTCTTCTCAAACTTGACGTAATACTCGGTATAAACCTCCGAATACAACTCGTTGAGAAATGCTCGGTGCTGATTATCGGCGCCTATCTCGGCATCTTCCATTTCGTTTTCTAGCATTGCTAGTAAGTATTCCAGCTGCTTTCTATTCATTGTGCATCTCCAACCCATAGGTCAAGCAGGCTGTCGTCAGCCCACTCGTCGCTTCCCTCCGCTATTTCAGAGTTGAGCCACATCTTATTGTCTCGTGCTATACGGTTGGCTTCTTCGGCATTTTCTGCCTGAATGATAATTTCATACCAAACGGTCGCTTGTCGCTGAACCTTAAACTTTGCCATTTTTAATCACTTTCTATACATTTGTCTCGCCGATTAACGACGATAATTCATTATAAAGGCTGGTGTAGTTGTTGTCAAGTTCTAAAAACTCAGCATTCTCAGGATTAAAAATGCCTGTCTCTAGTGGGTCTTCCAGCCTCCATTGACCAGCCTTGCTGTCAAAATATACAGTGTATCTGTAATGTAAAGTCATCACCACTCCAGTTCGTAGTTGGCGCAAGCATACATCACGCTGTCAGCAATTTCGTCTATCAACCGTGCCGTTTCAGAGACGGTCAGTTTTCTGACATCGCTTTGGCGAATTTCAAAAGAGTAAAGAACTGCATCTTCTTTTTTGTCCATTTTTAATCACTTTCTATACATTTGTCTCGCCGATTAACGACGATAATTCATTATAAAGGCCAGCGTTGCTGTTGTCAAATCCTAAAAACTTATTTTTCTCAGGATTCTAAACACGACTAAATCTAATTTTATTATCTAATAACTCACGAGTGCTTTTGAACAATTCCAGCGCCTCGTCGTCGTCCTCCCAAATCTCAAGGGCTGGGTTCCACACTCGACCCTCGGGGAACAGAACCAAGTTGAGAGTGAGCGCATCGTCTTCAACCCAAAACTGTTTTGTCTCGGTGTCGAAGACGACCACAAAATGAACCTGCCTGTTCATTGTTTTACTCCCTGCACCTCGGCGTTGTAATTGCCGAAGTCGTAGTCCTGTAGCCGAAGTCGAGCGTGGTAAATCGCATCTTCAACGGTGTCCGCAATAACGTCCACTTCGATAGTGAAAACCACAGTCATCCAGTTGGTGCCATCGGTGTCCTTAGGCATCTTGCTTACCTGCTTCGGGGCAGTCAAAGAAACGGTATTCGGGGTCGCCACTCCACTCGCACCGGCAGTCCTTGCCTCGTGCTTTGTGGTCAGCGTGGCTCACAGGAATGTCCCACTCTGCAACAATGTGCAATTCGTTGCCGTCGAAGTCATACTCAACGCCCCAGCCCTGCTCTTCCTCGGCGTTCCAAGTGAAGGTCATACCGGTGCCACGCAACTTGTTGGCTAGTGCCTGAACGATGCCCTCGGGCACGCTCCAAGCGGTGTTGAAATAATACATAATTTCGTTGGGGTAAGTCTCTTCGTGACCATCGCAAGCATTCCACTTGGTGCCCCAGCAACGGTTGTTCCAGTTATACCAGTTGAACTCGGTGTCACCGATTTGTTTGCCGTCCGCAAAACCGTGAGAGACGTGATACTCATCGAGTTTGTCCTCGGGGATGGAAATCAGGTTGGCAAAGTTAAATGGAATTTCATCATCACCACTCATAAAATGCTTCTTGCCGAGGAATTCTTTGATGTCAGCAATTTGCTCTTCGGTGCCTGTGATGAACACCGAATTGTCTACCCAGTTTGGCATTTCTATACTCTTTTCTTCTATTTAACACGCACCCCCTAGGTGCGATGTATCCAGTATGGCATACTTGCTGGGGCTTGTCAAGTCACACTACGAACACTTGCCATAAGTGTCCGTAGTGCATCTATGCGTGACTGGCAGATACGCAACTCTTCACGCTGTGCCATCAGCACGCCATCGGCGGTCAGGAACTTGAGGCGCTCTGCTTCGGTCTCAACTACGGCGGTGTCGTCGGCGAACGCTTCGGTCACACGACCCTCGCCTGCTCGGGCTAACAACCTAGCCTTGGCGAACGCTACCTTAAACGCTGTCTCGGATTCAGCCTTGGCTTGGGCTGACTCTCGGATAGCACCCACAAGTCTGCGAAGGCTACGACCCTCTTCGACAAGGGCTTTCTCTATGTCGGTCTGATTGAGGATGTTGTCGTTAGTCATTTTTTTGCCTGTCTCTCCCTGTATCGTGCTACTCGTATCTTAGCACTTTCGTTGTATGCGTCAACGCAAGGCTGACAAGTGATGTGTGCTGGGTCTTTACGGCGCTGTCGTCGATGCCACGCCCAGCCTCGTTCGGTTCCGTGTTCGGGTTCTTTGCGAGCAGGTGGCTCGTATCCAAGTGATACTGCAACAATACGGAGCTCCTGATAATCCAGTCCAGCCCATACACCCCACGCTTCTCGGTGTTCGAGAGCCCACTGTAAACAATCCTGCTTAATGGGGCAGGTTAAGCAGGATTGTTTTGCTTTTGCTACTGCGGAAATGCGGTCGTCGAAGAAGTCATCTGTCTTCCCCTTACAATTCGCAAGTTCCCAATCGGTCATTTATCCCAAGCGTGTTTAGCAAACCCCAGTTTGAATGCTTCTTTGGGGTGGTCGGTAATCCAAGTGTGACACGGACGGCATAAAATCATAAAGTTGCTGTAGTCCGTATCGACTATCGCACCCCCCTGCGACCTGCGTAGTTTCTCGTGAACGTCAACGGCAAAGTGCGAACATCCGTTGAGCCTTGCTTCGCAACGGTGGTCACGAAGTTCCATAAGTTCGGCGATTAACTTACGGCGTTGAACCATAAGTGCTTGTCGCTTTTTACTACGAGGTCGCAGAGGCGAACGCTTCATTTAGAAGTCTTCTTCAACCTTGCGGCTTCCGCCCTCGGCCTTTGAGACACGAGCAGTAGCCCAACGAAGGTCAGGTCCAACGCTTTCGGCAACGATGACCACTGCCGAACGCTTCTGTCCTTCCTTCTCAAATCGGTCTTGGGTAATGTTGCCAATGACGTTTACTCGGTCGCCCTTAGCGAGTGACTCTGAAACGTTCTGAGCAAGTGTGCCCCAAGCGGTGATGTCGAAGTAGTGGACGATTTCCTCGTCGCCACGCTTCTTGTTTACAGCCACTGAAAAGTTCGAAACGGCGGTGCCGTTGTTGGTGAACTTAATCGATGGCGTGTCGGTTAGATTTCCTGTGATGGAAACTGCTGACATTGTATTGCCTTTCTATGTTTGCCTTATGGCAATACTTAGTATAGCGTGTCTAGGAAAACCTGTCAAGCATTGAAATCCACTGCTCCAAGGTCATCACCACATAGGCTTCCTTGGCGGACTTTTGGCGTCGCTTGATGACGCTCACCCCGAAAGGCTTCTTGGCGTTGCGAGCCTCGACCAGCGCCTCTTCAACGATGGAACTCAGAGTAATCTTGCCTACGTTCTTACACTCAAGAGCGAACTCGGGCAAGCCGTTGATGTCGCCTTTGTCTTCGGTGGCACCTGCCCCATAACGTCGCTCTACCTGTGGGTAGCCACGCTCGTTGAAATACTTAGCAACGTCTCGCTCCCATTGGGAACCCTTGGCTTTCTGTGGTGTAGTCATACACCAAGCATACACCAAGCATACACCAAGGCTACACTTTGGGGATGTTTTAGGCTACACTTTGGGGATGTTTTAGGCTACACAAAGCAGAAAGCCGGAGCATCTCCGCAGACACTCCGGCTCTCGACTTTCCTAGAATTGCTCCACTTTGGAGCTTTTACCCAAGGTTAGTCTAGCACATCTTCTGACTCAAGTAATACACCCACCGTGAAATAGGCAACGCCTACGATAGCGAGTAGGGGGATAAATGCTAAGAGTCCAATCATTGGCACGCCTCACAGTATTCGGGATTTTCTAGGGAACACGCAAGCACTTCCTCGGGGGTAAGTGTCACGCCATTGGTGTAGTCGGTTTCATTCATAGGGATACCATTGTAGCACACCGTAAATTACGGCATTTTCCTAATCGCCATAAGAGCCAGTGCCCAAATGCAGAGGATGATGATTATCGGGTTCATCAGTCGCAACTGTTCCAACGCCTGACATCAACTCTCCAAAAGTCTCCCTCAAGTTTGCGGATAGAGCAACCGGTGTTGTAGCCCATTGAGGGGTAGTCACTCATAACACGCTTGACCCAATACTCTGCTTCATACAGGGTCGGGAACGTCGCCTCTCGTGCGCTTGTCCTTACGTCAACATAATCCATCATCATTCTCCTTTTACTTTTTTGATTTGAAACAAGCCGCCCCATTGGGGGTGGTTCAGCATAAGCATACGAGCATAGTATGCCTTGTAGTTATTGTTCAACTTGAACTCGCTAGATGGGTCGTGCGTGCTTAGGTAATAGTCCCAGCGCAACACTTCAAAAAGCATAGCGATGCTAATTCGCCTACGTCCCCTATCCCACATCTGCGTGGCTAACTTTTCCAAAGCAAAGTAAACCGCAGGGTTAGCTTTGTGGAACTCCACGAACGCTTCTTTGAATGATTTCTTGCTCATTTCTTTCCTTTCAATGCTGCTTTCAGGTCGATGGTCTTGGGCTTAGCCACAGACTCGGCACGACGTTGTTGATACTCTTCCTCATCGAATTCGGTGAGGACGTAGCCATAGGGAACCGATACCGGTGTGGTATCAGCCTGTTTCTTCTCGTCACGCTCACGCTGGGCAAGCATTGTGTCGAAGTGCTTGCGTAGTTTTTCGGGTGAAAGGATGACCGAGTGCCAAAAGTCGTGCGACTGTGACCATTCAATCATACTTAGCACCTCGTCATAACTACGCTTATCGAGGCGAAGCAACTTCTCGATGCACCCGATAGAGGTCAGGTTCACCCGAGACGGCTTGCGCTTGTTCTCGGAGATGCGCTTGTTCATTTCTTCAAGCAAAGTCCGAGCATCTTTCCAAGACTGAGTGTTGTATTTGTCCTCAGTGGTTGTGAGCTTTACCTTGTCGACGGCTTGCTTAGCCTGTTCGTAGGTAATAACCCCATCTTCAATTAGTAAGCAGAGTGCTTTCCTAAAATCAACTACTTCCATTTTCTTTCTCCCTAATCAAGTCAAGTGCGATGATAGCATAAACGGCGAGGTCAATGAGAGAGTCCTCCACAGACTCATTAACCATCGTCGAGCCGTGACACCACGCTGACAGCCTAAACATTTTATCATTCATTCTCATCAAGCAACCGACAACGTCGGGCACACCGATGAACTGACTCCCTGCACGAATGTTTGCGTAGGGGTCGTGGTCTTGTCCGTAGTCCTTGCGCTTCTTGTTGTGCAAGGCAACCATCTCATTAATAATGTCTTCGAACGCCACGCTACTCCTGACCTACGGCTAGCCAAGCCTTAGCATCTTTTTCCCAATCCTCTGCGGAACCGAGGCGCACAACGTGGAGACAAGGGTCACCACCGTCATCCCAAATTATTGCTTCGGTCATCGAAAACGTCGGAACTTCGTGAGTGTTGCAGTATTGCTCGGAACAGAAGCCGTTGTCAATTCCGTATTGAATCCATTCGTCAAAATTCATTTCCATAATTTTCTCCTACCAATTTGAACAGCCGTGCTGGTCAGGTGTTGGCAACCCGTGTTGGATTTTCAATGCTACTACAACCTGTTGCTCAGGCGTTGCCTGCCACGCGTGCGGTGCAAAGACTAACCCACCAAAGTGTTGCCAGTTCCACGCTAGTATTCCTAGCCCGCCTTCGTAGCGAAATCCCTGATGAGACCAGTTGCTGTCAGTCTCACAGTGAGCTACCTTTTGCCACTCAGCCATCACGGCTGGGTCGACAAGGTGCTTAGGCGTCGGCGCTAGTGCCGGTGATTGCGTCCAAGTTTTCGCCGATGCTTGATGCGTTGGCAAGAGTGTCACGCATGTCAGCAACGAGATAACCGAGACCGACCGAAACCAAGTATTCACAAACTTCATCGAATTCCCTTTCTGTAAACGCCGCATCTAATTCAAATTCAAACTCATTCATCATCTCTCCTGTCTTTCATTGATGGGTGCTGAAACACCGACCGTCTAAAAGCGTTGAATTCCTTGTTCAACTTTTCCAACTCTAGCACAAGTTTTTCGTTCTGACTTCTCAGAAACTTATTTTCCGTTTGGAGTGCTTCGATTTTGTATTTCACTGGTTCCCTTAATAGTTAGTAAGGGTGCCATAACCAAGTTAGAATGCGCTAACGTCGCCTTGAGAGCAAGCTTCACAGCCTTCTCAGGTTCAGTGTGCGCACCGGCAAGAATTGCCAGCGCCCCTATTGCAATTTGATTAGCGGCTCCAACCGCCGAGTATTTATCTTTAAGTTGCGCTACGCCCATGTGCTCATCTATCTCAAACATTCCATTCTTGCTAACAACAAGAACGCTCCACTCGGCTTCGCCGGGGATGTTTTGTTCTGATAAGTGGTCGCGCAATGCGTAGGGTTCACCAAGTTTGAACTTGCGAGCAAGGTTCAGAACTCGAATGCTTCCGGCAACACCCACAAGGTAGTCACCGGCTCGCCAACACTTAGGCTCCGAGAGGGTCTGTCGCAGACCCGAGTCTTCAAAAGCACCCGAGTCTGCGCCAATTACCCATTGTTTCCCGTCACTATAACCGACGATAACGGTCATTTGAACCTTTGCGGTACAACGCCCCAATAAGGAACCTGCTGATTATCAGGCTTGAACTGAACGTAGCACCTGCTACAAAAAACCTGTGGCGTGGTGCTAATGCTTAGTATCCATTGGTGGTCGCACTTTGGGTTCATGATAGTTCTAGTATAATCCCTGCTACTTCGACCTCTTCAAGGTCATCGAGACTGGCAAGTTCACGTCCTACACGCTTCTCTAGGTATTCCTTGCGAGCCTTGGCATCAGGGTATTTCTCCTGCAAAATCTTACGCAGGTTGTCCGTTGGCTTAGGCTTGCTGACTACCTTTACAGAGGGACGAGTGCCAGCGTTGCCGTCGTCGTCCTCGTCAGCCACGAGCCCCAGCACAGCCATGTAGGCGTAGCGTCGAGCGTAGGTCACTGCCGAGCCCTGAGCCTGTGGGTCACTCTTGACTAAGTGCATGGTCATTGTGTGAGCAATGAACTGACCTGACGAGTGGAGCAGGTAAGTGGTCATAGTGTCCTCGGAGTCGATAAACTGACTGACCGCCAAGCCGTGCTTGGTCAGGATAGGGGTGGCGTGCTGAACAACGTCAGGCAGAGCCGCATATTTGCTCTTGAAGAATGGGTTGACTGACCCCTTGGGGACAGCTCCAAACTCGGCTTGCGCCTTAACAAGGGCAGAGGCTAGTTCGTTAATTGACTCGCTTAGCATTCGTGTGTCTCCTTAATCTCTTCCAACTTGGCAAGAACTGACATAACCTTCATACCGGCAAGGCCGAGGTGGTGAAGTGCGCTTTCTCGGGCACTCATCGCTTCCTCAAGGCTTACGCCATTTTCGAGGACGATTTCGGCAACGGTTTTGTCGCTGTGCTCTCGTGCTAGGTGGTCGAATGAGCGGTAAGCGTGGAGAAGAGCGTTTAACTCCTGCTCCGTAAACTTTACGCTACACACAAAATTGCTGTTTCTAACATTGGTCATACTTCTATCTCCGTTTCATATCCCACAATGGTGTATGCCATTGTGATGATGTTCATAAACTCTAGCACTTCTTCGTACGTCTCGACGATGTCAAGGACAACATTGACCTTGTCATTACCAAGTAATACTTCATACTGTCCATCTTTTACTTCGCTGTCTCTGCTCATGAGACACAATACATTTGAGCCCTTTTTAAGAATGACCGTTGGAAATGCGTCATTCGTGTTCTTAATGTCATCAGCCATTGTTGTGTTTCCTTCCTGCGCTGAAATCAAAATCAATAATACCGTCGCCATCTGCTGAGCAGGTGGATTTGAATGGGCAATACTCGCACTGCCACGCCCGACCAGTCTCGGGGTTGAGACGAATAACGTTGCCGTCATCATCGAGAGCAATCCGTTCAGGCAACTGCGCCTCGTACAACAAGTTGTAGATGCTCTGCATACGGTTAATCTCGACCTGTGCAATTGGTTCCCACTCTGAGCGTGGGATTTCAAACTCGGCAACAAAGCGGTTCAGACCCTCGACACCCATGTTGGTTGCCTTTTGCTTGGACAATGCCTCAAATGAGAGCGAGCCCATAACAATTGTTTGAATGTTAATGTCGGGGTTCTCACGCATAATTCCGAGTGCGTTCATGCCAGCCTGAGCCACAGCCTTAACAGCCGGACCCTGCGGACCGTTGTCCTTGAATGCGCCACGCATGCGGTTCCAGCCCACCTGCATGTCGAATGAATAGGTGCCCATTGTCTTGAGCTCCCATAGGACGTGGGTGCCACCGTAGTGTGAGCCGAGGTCATCAACGCTGATAAGAGCATCACAGGAGCCGGAGACTTCTCCGTTCTGCGAGGACACCTCAAACTGTGCTGATGGAAAACGACGACTGATGGCGTCTTGAGCCGCTTCGTGGACAATGGTGCCAAGTCCGGTGACCCAAGCACCAGCCTCGTCCATTGGCTCAGTTTGGTCTGCGCCTAGAGCCGCATAGCCCTGTTGGCGAGCACATGAAAATGCTGATGAGTATCGCAACATCGTTCCACGAGCGGTGGGTTTCCCCTCCGCAGACTTCTCGTGAAGTTCCTGTGCTAATACCCCTGTAATAATTGGTGTAGTTAGGTAATTCATCACAACTCCTTTCGTAGAGTTGCATCTATATTAGCGAGTGGTTGTCACTCTGTCAAATCAATGCAGGATATTTTTTTGCCATGAACTTAGATAGTTCCATACCCTCATAGCGGAGGCATAGATAATTTAGAGAAACAAACATCGGGTCGTAGGAACCGTCAGCCACTTCGTGGCAAACTACTATTCCTCGCCAGTGTGCGTTTCCTTGCGGGCCTTTGTAGTCTTCGTCGTGTAGATAACATGCGCCAGCAACAAGGCCGTGCTGCGACTTTCCCGCAACAAAGCGGAGCCCGTAGCCGAGCGTCTGCTGGTGACCCATCGTAAACGAGTGACCAATCGACTTAAGGCGCGCCTCGACGTTGCCACCTAGCGGTTTCCCTGACATAGGGTTGTAAAAGTAATGCGAATACGCCACGCCATCGAGCCACAAGACTTCCAAAAACGGAATAACTTTCCAGCCGGTTCGTGCGTAGTCGAGTTGGTCCGTAGAGAGTACGAACTCAAGTTGTGCATCCATCGAGACAGCTCGGTTAATTCTGTCCTCGTGGTTCCCGAGTAGGATGTACCGTTCCGGAGTCCATGGCTTATGTTTCGTTCGTCTCCGGTTGTTATTAAACTTGAGTAGTGCTTCATTAAGAACTCCCCATGCGGCATTTGCGGCTTCGATGTCTTGCACATAACGTCGTCCTTCCATTGCTTTCTTGCCCTTGTCGTACATGCTCAAACTTGGCATGTCGGCGTGGTCACCTAGGTGAATAATCTTGATGGGTTCGTCGTGGAATTCATCGACGATGTATTGCCCAATCCACCGGAGGTGGTCGGTCGGGACACCAGACTTCGCCTGAGTGTCAGGAATTACTACATGGACTTGAGGTTTCCGCATGCTATCTCCTTGGCTGTCCGCCAACAAGATACTAGCACAAATATCTACAGGGCTCTACAAATTCGAGCAATTTGTGCAGGGGTTCGGGTGTATAAATCGGGCCATGATTTAGCCGGTTCAAAGCCAGCAAACCATAGGGAACCAGCCGCTAAACCGCTGCAAATCCAAGAGTTTGCCTTGCGAAGGCAGATGCTATTGGGGAGCAGGATGTCGATGGCACATGAGAAAATCGTAATGAAACCGTAAGAAAACCCAACCTGAAAGCGGGCAAACTCTAGGAACTTTGACCTGTCACACCCTTGTGGTAGGGGGACGATTTCGTAGTTCCCACCGGGGGCAACGTCGTCCAAGTACTTGTCGTCAGTGACACCCTTGGGCTCGGCTTGTATTACGAACCACTTACCGTCGCTGTCCTGACGGTCCAAAATTGCCACATGGTTCCACTTTGAGAACTTGCCGTCGCCGTCGAAGTATTGAGCGACTCGGATGGCTCGTCCGATAAGTCCTGTGGTGTGACAAAAAACCAAGTCACCTGTTTGCATCCTTCTCCTTAAGCATCGTGTGTATCTCTTTGATGAGGGATAGTGCCTCAACGTCGATTTTGTAATCGAGGACTGAGTGTTCGCTGTCGTGTGCGCCAATCTTTTTAATCTCACGAAGAATGACGGCGTCACGCATTGACTGGCTGGCTACGCCAATACCAATAATGGACTCGACCAAAACGGCGATGTATGACAAGTAGTAGTTAAGCCACAGACGAGCAGGGTCGTGGAACCACACTGGCACAGCAAGCCAAGTGAAAGTAATAGTGGTGAAGATAACAACGAACCACCAACTACGGAAAATACCCTGAGCCTTCCAGCTCATGTATTCAGAGAACTTTAGGTGGTCCCCAGTAATGTGATTCTTATACTTGCTCAACGTATTCCAGTTCGGTAAGGTGCCTTTCAAGGTCCTTACGAACTCGCTTGATGGCTTTTGCGTTTTTCTTTTCTGCTGCAGCAATGGCGTGCACTGCTGCTTCAATGCGGTCAACGGCATCTCTCATGCTTGACCCGTGGTTTGGTGACATCTCCGCCTTAAAGTGTTTCCAGACAATACGACCTACAAAGAAGAGTACGGGGTAGATAAAGACTGAGATTACGTTTGCCCAGTTTGCTATGTCCCCGATGCTGGCAAACATTATGTAGCCGGTACTGGTTTGGCGGGACGAACCCGGGCTTGGTTAAGACGCAAGAAAGTCTGCGGGGTGCGACCATCGACTGGCACGCCCTTGTCAGGAACCAACTGAGGTGCGTTGACCCAGCAGTAGATAGCGCCGTTGTTGTCTCCGTAAGAGACGGTCATAATGTCGTGACCGTGAACCTCGATGACAATGGCAGTGTGCTCGCCAACTCCGCCACCGTAAACGACAAGGTCGCCGGGCTGGACTTGGTCAATGGTGACGTGGCGGTTGTTAGCAAGCAAAGTTCCGGTGTAGCCCGTGTGGTTAAACCCACAGTGGTTGGGGTCGCCGATACCAGCGAGCCACGCCAACAAGGTCACGAAACCAGAGCAGTCAGAGTTAATAGGGAATACGAGAGGCCAGCGACCAATCTCGTCCATACGCTTTGCGCCCTCGGTGTATACCTCTTGGGCTGACTTGTCGTGGTTCACAAACCAGTGAGCCCAGTTTACTAAGTCTTGTGCAGGTGTGGTCATGTTATTCCTTAAGCGAGGCCGACAATTGAAAGGGTTGCGGCGTTGAGGGTTGCGCTACCACCTGAACCGACATAGAGCATGCCGTTGATGGTGGGGGTGGCACTAGCGGTGGTTGTGTAGATAAAGGTGCTTGTCAATATGGACGATGACGATGCCTGAATTGTCTGAGTCATGGCTGTTGAGGTTGAGGTTCCGTTAATACCAATTGAAGCCACGACACCCTTAGCGGTTGAACCCATAGCCACGCTGGCGTTAAAGGTAATCAAGTAGGTGGTAAAGCCAGTGACGCCCGTCTGCGAAATGTACGAAGCAGACGAGTTGGTAAGCGTGCCAGAGGTGACTGGCGTTGGGTACCAAGTGTTAGCAGCGTTAGCCAATTGGGCAGATGTGAACAACCCAGTTACTTGCGTCGCAGCAATGGTGGTGTTGGCAGGCAGTGCAGTGTTGGCAGCGACTGCGGTCAACTGAGAAGCATCAAGGGTGACCGAGCCAGCAAGAGCACCGGACACGGTGGAGCCGGGGATGGTTGAGCCTGCAAGTGCAGCGTTGAAACTTGAAGTGCTAAGGACGTGAGTGTGGTCAGAGTGAGCAGCGGTTGTGGCTGTACCAGCAGAGCCGGAGCCACTGCTGATGGAGATGGCGCCCGGTGAAGAGATGGTGCCAAGGCTTCCACCAGTGATGACGTGAACCAAAGACTGAACTGCAGCGTTGTGCTCGGCTGCTTCGGTTGCGCTGAACACAGGAATGACTGTTGCAGCGTTTACGCCAGTGGGGTCACCAATGTGAGCAAGACCACCAGAGGGTGGAGTTTGCTGGTCGTAGTATCGTTGCTGAATAGTGAACGTACCACTTGAGTAGGTGCAGAGCATTTTCTCAGCGTTGGTGGTTCCGTAGTCAAAAGCAAGGACGATGTTGACTCCCGATGCTGGAGCAGCGCCGTAAGCAACGTCGAGGAAGTTGGTTAGAGTTCCCGAGTTGACACTGAAGCCCGTTCCCGTGGTCGCCGTCTTGGAGATGGTGGTGTTCAAAAGCCCAACAGTCGCCGAGCCGACGTTGGCTCTAATTGGGAAAGTGAGTGTGGAAGTCATGTATAAATTATACCTTTTTAAATAGTTGGAATTTCGTTATAGACGTAACGGCCCACGGTCTTCAAGTAAACAACGCAATCTCCCTCGAAGCCGTTTTCGTAGTTGTCCCTGCGCTTGTGGGGCAACCAGTCCAACGCGTCGACAATTACTGGAACGGTGATGTTTCCCTCTTGGTAGGTCGTAATGGTTTGGTTTCGGCGCAGGTTGTCAAGGAACGTGAGCTCGAAGTATGGGTCGGTGAACATCTCTTCGCCGTCAATTCGGTTGACCGAGTACAACTGGATAACCGGGCTGATGGTGATTTCGCTTGCCACCGCTGGCCAGACTTTGGTCGTCCAGCGATAGACAATTGGGGTCTTGTTGTAAGCACCTGTGTCACCAGTGTAGGTGGGTGAGTTGCTGTAAACGGTAAGCGTGGTCGAAAGGTTCTCTCCGCTGTAACCCGATGGAATCGACAACTCCGATGAAGAGTTTTGCGACACCTTGGGCAACACAATTGAACCTTGGAAGTCAGGGTCGTGCTCGTCAATGTTAAGCGCCGCTTGCACGTCAGTTCCCGATGGAACAACACAGTTGTAATCAAAGAACACAGGGTTCTTGGGGTCGGGAATACCGTAGGTGTAGATACCCGAGTTAAGAGTACCAACAGGAACGTACGTTGACGCTTGGGTGTAGATACCGCTACCCGCAACAGCGAACATTGGGTTCTGCGTAATTGGGTTCCAGTCAAGGCTGGTGACAACGCCTTGAATAGGTGCGGTGGTTGTTCCAGCCATTAAATCAGAAGCATACGCTGGCGCAAGTGGGTCTCCGTTAATAAACGTAGAAAGGTCGAGCTTGCCAAGACCGGTGCTAATTGAATCGTAGTTTGACCAAGTAAACCAAATGAAGCGACCGTCACCAACAATACCTGTCACGCCCTTTGGCTGATGAGCCGGAGTAAACGGTTGAAGAATGTTAGGGATTAGTGGTCCTGATTTAAGGTCACCAGTAGCCGTTGCACTTGGGTCGTAGATGCTGAGTGTTTGGCACATGCGGATACCCTTGTTGGTTCCTACGAAGACAAAGTTAAGGTAACTCTGCAAGCAGGTTGGGTATTCGTCAGGTGACATTGGCAAAGCCTGAACCGGGGTGTTAAGGACAAACGGTTGAATAACCGAACTGTTGGTAATCGAGGTCACGCCGCTGGTCGTGGTAGTGGTGCTACCCTGCAGACCGGAGCGATAGATGCAGCCTGAGTATCCACTGGTCCCGCTCTTGGTGTAGCCCGCAAAATAAACTTGCGTGGCTCCGCCAACGGCGTCAGACCAAATCCAGCTAGGGTTGCTGTGGGTGTAAAGAGTTTCGGCTAAGGTCGGGGCTGCGCCAAAGGCGTTATTACGTCCTGCCATTGCGTACAAGTTATTGTACCGAGATGCAATAATCTGGTCATTGCACGAACGGACTAGGTCAAAACCACCAGTGAAACCGGTAGCGACATCGGGAGCAGCGTACAAGCTGAACGCCGTTCCGCTTCCCGGGCCATACCAGATACCCGTGTTGGTCGCCAGAAAGACGTACGTCTCGTTAGTGTCAATGGCGCTAATTGTCGATGGGGTGCCAAAGGTTGTGGTGCAAGCGACGCTTCCGTTGGATGCAAATACCGGCAAGTAAGTACCAAGGACAGTACCAGCACCGGGGTTGCCGCCCTGTGTGACCGTGAACTGGCTCGACGAAGCGGTGGCTACGGTCCAAGTTCCGTTATAGGTAATTGGGGTACAGCCAGCAATGGCAACCGTTTCTCCAACCACGACGGCATTCGATGGTGCGGTGAATGTCCAAGTAGTTGACGTTGAAGAAATCGCCGTGATGTTCGTGGCAATTGTGGCGTTGATTGTAAACGTCGTTGAGTTGGGCACCGTGGCAATTGAACCCGAGCGATTAAAGATAGTTGGGCTTACGCCAGAGACGGTGATGTTGTAGCCGACCGAGTAATTGTGTGGTGTATTGGTGGTGTATGTAAAGACACCGTTTAGATAAGAGGCACCAACAATCAAGTTTGACGGTGGAGTAAATGTACTAAATGTACAAGTTGTTGGCGTTGAGTTCCAGTCAGGAGTTGACTTGACTACGTTGCCATCTACAAAGAAACTGTAGGGTCCACAGCGTGAAAGAAGTATGTTCGAATTTGTGCTAGAATATGCCTTTTTAACATCCGGCAGGAGCGTGAATTGGTAAGGTGCCGAAAATACATCAAGTCCCTTGGACTGATAGAAGCGTGTATCGGCTGAGTCCCCCTTGCGGTCAAGAAATTGTTGACCCGCCCCCATAGACCAGTCAACTTGCTCTCGGCGCCACAAGCCTTCCGAGTTGACCGTTCCCTCTCCTGCGATGTTCGTTAAGTTAATCGATTGGCGCTGGGCAGGGATGGTGCGGTGACGGAAAGCTTCGCGACGGTAAGGTTCGAACGAAGTGTCGACAGCGTACTTACGTCCAGCAATTGCGACGGCGTAGGGCCCAAGTGGTGGGGCAGACGTGACAGGGCTTGTCGTTACAGTTAAATTAGAGTTAAACGCATCAGCGGAGCCCGGCAGGGTTTGAGACCAGCCGAATAGCGTTGACCTTACATCTGGGCCGAGTGTTACCGCCATTACCAAGCACGCACCTTGGTGTACTGACGCTGGAGACGGTCTGCCTCTTCGCTAATTCTCTGCTCTCGACGGAGAATCAAAGCGTTGACCGAAGCCGCAATGGCATTAGCAGGAACTTCTTGAGCCTTGCGTGGGTCAGGCTGTGACTCCATAAAGTTACGAGAAATCTCTCGTGGCTGGGTCAGGTCAATTTCTGCACCTAGGGCTGGGATGTCAATCATCGTTGCAGTCAAATTACCCACGGTTGCCGTAGCGTATCCATTGTTGGGCGGCGAGTCATCGTTAGTTGCGTTGGTATTTAACAGGTTGTCTGCCGTGTCGACAAAGCGAATAAACGGAGCCGAGTAGGTAATGAACATTGGTAGCCCGGGCCAACCAGCCTCGTAGATAATGAGGCCACGTCCCGAGGGGAAGACGGCGTCAGTTGAGTTCTTGTCCCAGCGCACAATTTTCCACCGCTTAATTGGTGGAAAACGGCGGTAGGGTGGTGCTTCCTTGTAGCGAATTTCAAGAATGTCAATAAAGTTGTCGGGTAGTGCGCCTAGGTCGTAGCCTTGAAAGACTGGGTTGTAAGTAATTTCTGCGGTGCCTACGCGGAACAAACCGTTGGCTGGTGAGGACAGCGAGCGCAGGTCGTCGTTAATTGCCACACCAATGTCGTAGCGTGAATAGCGAGGGTTGATGTAGCAGAAAGTGCCCGTAGTGTGATACCCCGGCACTGAGCCAAAGTACCCGCGAGACACAACGGCTACACCCGAAACATTGTCCGAGTTTGGAGTCCAGCTTTCGACGTAAAGAATTTCAAGGTCGATTGCCAAAAGAACACCCGGGAACAACGAAGATACTTGAGAGCCCGAAAGTTGAATTGACGTGCTTTCTGCTGTGATGTTTGTAGTAAGATTTACTACTCGCTCACGAACGCCACCCATTACACGGCGGTACACTTTTTCAATTAAGTCGCCAAAGGTGTAACCATTTCCGGTACTTGACGAACCACCGACTGTAATAAGAGTTGACATATTATTCCTTAGTTGAGTGTGGCGAAAAAGTTGCTCTGATTAAACGCAGGGGTGTTTGCTCCAACCGCAGCCGGAGTGGTGTTCAGACTTGTTCCCCAAAACGAACAACGCCCGTTTAATGCCCCCGCGGCGTTTGTGGTATTGAAGTTCATTAACGCCCCTGTGTTTGGGGGTCCACCACCGCTAGAGTCACCTGCCACAACCAAGGCTGGTGCAGTTGTAGTACTTGTACCAATTTGAAAAACAATGTAGTAATCGGTGTCGTTAGCAAGTGCCAGCGAACCAACAGCCGTAAGGGTAAAAGTGTTGTACCCAGTGTTAAGCAAGGCAGAACCCAACGAAGCGTATCCAAGAACGGCTCCTGCTGCTGAATACAAACTGACGTAGGAGTTTACCATAGAGGCTCCCGAACCAGCATTAGTAAAGAATCCAACTGTTGAAACAGTTGCAGCCGTAGTCATGTGGATTCGTGTTGCGTAAGCAACGCCCTTAGTAGGAATAATAGTACTGCTGCTTGCAATAGTGGCTGGGTCAAATGTCCAAGCCTTGACACCGTGAGCAGTAGGCCAGACTGAACCCGGGGCAATACCTAGGTTTCCACGAGCACCGGCAACCGTATTTGCCCCAGTTCCGCCACTATTAGTGGGCACAGTACCAACTATGTCTGAGGCAAATGCTGAACTAATTTCAGTCCATACGCCAGTGTTATAGACAAACCTTTTTACGCCTAGGATTGTCGTGCTAATTGAAGTAGCGCCAGTTGTTGCATTACCGCTCGCAACATAAGTAATCGTGTCAGTTCCACCCCTAGCAATACTTAAACCAGCGGAACTGTTTGCGGAGCCAATTGTGTTAACGGTTCCATTTGGCGGTGCAGTGGGAAGCGTAATTGTTATGCCTGAAGTATTTGTAGAAAGCGAGGTTTCGTTAGGTAAAGCCGTTCCATTTGCGGAGTAAAGCACGACTGGCCCTGCGCCGGTGTTGGCGTATTGCAGACCAGTTGCGCCGGAGTTCACTACGAGAGACTGACCAGCGGTTCCTAAGCCCAGACGTGAAACCGTGCTAGAGCCAGTTCCAACAATAAGGTCACCAGCAGTGGTAACTGTCGAAAGGGGAATCTTGGTTGTGTCGCTAGGTGCGGTGGTAGTAACGGAAGTAACTCGGCCCTTGGAGTCGGTGGTTACAATAGGTACTGCCGTGGCGGAACCGTAAGTGCCAGCGGTACCAGCAGCAGCCAAAGTGGGGTTGGGGTAACTACCCGTGAGGTCACCACCGGCTGAACCGTTCGGTGGCAACGCAGTAGGAATTTGACCAAAAGCGGCGGCATCCGTTGAAGCAGTGCCGTTAGCAAGACCGGTAATTTTGTTAGCGCCCATTGCAACGTTGGCAGCAGCAGCTCCCCACTTGTCAAGGCTGACCTGTGAAGTGTCTACTAAGTGGTCTGCACCGTTGGCCGTTACCATGTACCACTGGCCACCAGCATTGTTAATAAATGTGTAAGCACCATTAACTGATACCGTGTAGGTGGTTACTCCTGTACTGCTACCAAGTGGCACCATTGAGTTTGACGAAAAACCTAATGTCACCGGGACGGTAGAGTGGTTAATAAATGTCCAAGATGCACCGTCTTGCGGGCTGCTTGGAGCGGAAATTGTTTGCCCTGAGGTTGAACCCGTAAACAATGTTACTTCGTTGACTTTTGCGGTAGCGGTTGCTGAACGAGAAACAATGTGGTTCGATATGGTAGACCACCACGTTCCCGGCGAACCGGCGGCCGTGCAAACCCAAATGGTTGCTGTTTGGTCAACAACAAAGTCACCCACAGCAAAGGTGCCTGTAGTGGGTGCGCCGTTTGTAGTGCCGCCTACATAACGAGTAGCGGTGGTAGCGCCAGTCAGCCCAGATATTTTAACGTCGGGTACAATTAGTTCGCCGGTCATAGTGCTACCGGCTTTTTGAACTGCACCCGCAACAGTGGTGTTGGCAGAAATGATGCTGTTTACGTTTGTGGTCGAAGCAAGGGTTGGTGCAGTAGCAGTTGTGCCTGTACCACCAAGGTCACCGGCAAGCTGAACGCTACCTACAGCAGAGGTCGTGGCGTTAGAAGCACCAGCACCGGCAGGACCCTGTGGGCCCGTAGGACCAGTAGGGCCGGTTGCTCCGGTGGGTCCGGCTGGGCCAGTTGCACCAGTTGCTCCGGTGGCACCAGTAGCACCTTGAGGAACAGTGAAGTTAAATACAGCGGCTGAGCTTGTGCCAGAGTTAGTAACCGAAGCAGAAGTACCGGCGGCGCCAGTAGTTGTGGTTCCTACAGCAACGGTTGCAGCAGAACCAGCGGGTCCGGTTGCTCCGGTGGCCCCAGTTGAACCAGCGGGGCCGGTAGGTCCAGTGGGTCCGGCAGGTCCGGTCGGACCAGCAGGGCCAGTAGCCCCTGTGGAACCAGTAGCGCCGGTAGCACCAGTAGCACCTTGAGGAACAGTGAAGTTAAATACAGCGGCGGAAGAAGTCCCCGAGTTAGTAACGCTTGCTGATGTGCCAGCCGCGCCAGTCGTAGTTGTACCAACTGATACCGAAGCCGCTGAACCAGCGGCACCGGTAGCACCGGTAGCACCAGTCGCGCCGGTTGCACCAGTTGCTCCGGTAGGTCCGGCAGGGCCGGTAGGTCCAGCGGGCCCTTGGGGGCCAGTGGCTCCAGTGGCACCCTTGGTAAGAATTAGTGAGTCGTTGTAGGACCAGTAGGACTGTGCGTTAGCAGAGCCAACCGGGTAGGTAACACGAACGTAGTAGTCGATAGCGGCTGGTACTTCAAGCTGCCATTGACCGGGACCACCAAACTCGGTACCGGTGATTACTGGACCAGCTGCGGCGGTGTATCCAGCAGGAGGGGTGCTACCAGCGGCAGGTGGGGTGACGAATAGATTGTCGCCTGTGCTGGGGTCGGTTGCAAACCAAGCATCAACTTGGGCTCCGTTAAGGAACCCAGATGGACCTGCAACAACTCCTGAAAGAATAAAGGCCATTAGATTGTTTCGCCCTTGCTGACAGCGGCCTGTGCCTTGTCAAATCGTTCTCCAAGTTTGGCGTTGCCACCTAAACGCTGGCCAGTCTCAATTTCCCACTTGGAAGTGGCACGAGCCTCAAGTTCCGCCGAGCCCTTAACAGACTTAGGCTGAACACCATCTTTGCGAAGACGCTTGTAAGCGGCAACGTCGGCGTGGCTCTTCTTGGTTTCAAAATTAATTACACCCGCATTGGAGCGGGTAGGCGTTGCGGATGGGGCAAGAGAAACAGATTGAATCTTGCATCCAAAGCAATCAGGTGCGCAGTTCTCAGAAGGTATGTGCCTAGGCATTTGTAATCAAAGCTCCGTATCCAGCAGCGGTCAAAGCCGTTGCTTCCGCGTCCGTAACGTACGACTTCTCGAAGTACGTTTTGGTAATGTATGGGTTTTGTGCAACCGTGCTTACAGTTGGTTGCGGTGGGTTCTGAGAAAAGTCGATGTAGTAAGTAGTCGAGTAGGGTGAGGCTGGGTCGTAAGGGTTGTATGGGTATGGAATGTTGGTGTTGTTGTTTTCCGCAGTAGCGGTGTCTTGCACAAACGTCCCATCACTCAGCGCATACACGCCGACGTGACGAGGACGATTGTTGAAGTACCTGAACAAACGACGGGCTACGCCGGTCGTGTCGGGAAGGATAGGGGGGTTGTCAAAGACAACCGGTGGCGTGAAATACTTAGCCACGGTTATCCCTCTACTTCTTGTTAATTACAGGTAACCCTAGTTTTGCCGCAGCAACGGCATCGGTCGTTCCACGGCTACCGCTACCGGAGACGTTGTCTCCAACAGGTGCAGCCTGTCCAACAGGACGGGTGGTGCGCTCAAAGCCATTCATCATGTTCTGCTCAAGAAGCGTGGTAGGAGACATGTCCACTACAAAGGACACATCCTTAGCACGCATAGTGTCGGTTTGGTTATCCCGCATTAGTTGCTCCCGTGTACTTTGAAGCCTTCAACAATTGGAGCGTCGGCGTTTGAACCGTACTCAATCGTTGTAACTCCCATGATTTCTGGACGCATGTTCTTAGAACCACGTCCGGTGTTTTCTTCCATGCCACGGTTGGCAGGAGCATTTGACTCTTTAGCTGAAGAAGGGGTAGGGATGGTTCCGGTCTCAACGCTGTTGGTTGCCCGATTGCGGAGAAACTCGTCTCCAATTTGTTTGAATGATGCGCGTGATTCCATTATTTCCACCTAGGGTCGGTCATGTCACAGCAACCACAGTAACAAGGGTCTGATACTTCGCCCTTTACGGCCTTGGCATCATTAGCCGCGGCGCGAGATACTCGGTTACCAATTGGAGAACCCGGGTGGTTTGCGGCTTCAATGCCACGAACCTGTCCGAGTCCGGTAGGGATTGTCATTTCGATTCCTTATCGTATTGAATCTCAAGGGGTACAGGTACGCCATTGGCGTCCGTCAGGCGCCCACAGATGAGGCAGAACAACTCATCAAGAGTGAACTGCACATCAAAGCTGTGGCATACTGCGCACTGACGGGGCCAAGGCATACTTGTTACTAGCTATTAAGCCAGTGGGCTTCCGGTTTCACCGAGGTCAACTGCAGGGTTCACGCTGATAGCAGGTGAACCGTAGGTTGCGGTGATGTCTGAGCCAAGCAACGAAGCGGTCTCAAGGCGAGCAACTGACTGCTGACGGAAGATTCCGTAAGCACCAAGCCAGTACCAACCCAGAGGTACGAGACGACGCAGGCGGTCGGTGATTGGACCGGGGACCAAGTGCGGGTAAGCACCGTTTCCGTCAATCATCGAGTGAGTCTTAGCAAGCGACTGGCGACCAACAATGATGGTACCGTAGACGTTTGTTGAAGACGCACCAGCGCCAGCGAATACAGGAGCACGAGGGGTTTCAATCCAACGTACGCCTTCGAATGCGCCGAGCTCACCGGTCCAGATTTCACCCGGCTGAGCGTAGACGTGTGGTGCACGCCATCCCTGAATGTTGGAACCAGAGACAGTTTCGCCCTGAAGGTCCGCAACGAGGTCGGGGTGGATGTAACCAACGTAGTACCCACCGAAGGTAGGAACGTTCTGAGCACGCAGACGAGCACGGATGGCACGGATGTCCAAAGCGGAAATCGTGTTGGTTCCGGCTACAGCCGAACGAGTGGTAACGGAGCTGTTGAGTGACGTTGCGCCAAGACCCGAACCGTAGTAAACCTGTGAACCTGAGTCCAAAGCCTTACGGGCAATCGTGTCAAGTGAAACACCAGCGTTGTAACCAACGACGTTAGCAACAACAGGGTCAACGTCGATGAACGAGGTTCCACGCAGCTTGGCGGTGGTACCTACTGAAGCACCGTATTCCTGAAGGGTCAGGACTACCTGTGAATCAGTCATCGACTGAAGAGCCACGTCGGTTGTTTCGTCGGTTAGAGCCGTTGAAGCAATTGGCAAGTCGTTAACAATGGTAAAGGTTACAGAAGAACCCGGCATCGCCTGAGCGGTGGCCTGAACGTCTGCAGCTTGGTCGAAGTACAACTCAGGACGCAAGGCAAAGTAAGCCATGCGGTCATAAGCAGCCTGCGAGGTGTTGAAGTTGGTACTGAGGCCGGTGCCGGTACCTACATATGAGTCAGTCATTTTGACTGAGCTCCTTTCTTTTTAGTTGGAAAGGCTCAGTGCTAAATCTGCGAAGATTGGACGCCAACTCGTTGGCCGAGTTCGCCCTTTACGACCCTCATGACTTCTTCGACACTGGTGGCTGCGGAAATAGCAGCCATGTACTCCTGCTCTGCGTCTGGCATTGCGCCTACAGAACCGACAGTAGCACCTTGGGCCCGACGTTGGGCTTCAAGTTCAGCATCAAACGACGGCTCTTGAGCGACGGGAGTGGGTGCCTGAGTCTGACCAAGGATACCGTACTTCTCAGCTTCCGCTTGGATTGCTTCCAAAGAAGACTCTCCATCGTAAGCTTTGCGAAGCAAAGCGCCTGCGCCAGTGTCAGGAATACCAGCCTTTGAGAACAGAACCTCGCGGCGCTCCAACTCAAGTTGGGCTCGCACTGCTTCTAATTCCTTCTTGGCTTTTTCAGCCTCGCGCAGTTGACGCCGAATGTTCGGGTCTAAGCGGTCAGTCTGTTCCATCTCGTCATCAAATTCGTCGTATGCCATGTCTGGGTCTCTCCTGTAGATTACGCACTTTACCAGAGGTTAATAAAGCGGATATTTAATGAACTCTGTACACGCCTTGGGTCGTTCCCTCCCAAAGTGGAGTAAGTAGGTAGCTCGCCTATTCCGGTACATAGGGCCAAGTACTTACTTCAAAGATACCATTCCGTACCCTAAATGTTACGTCCTTGCACTACCAAGGCCAATAACTCCCTTGCTAGTTTCAAGGTATCCACCACCCTTTTCGAATGGGGCTACCTTGGCTTGCTCGGCTCTCATGACCCGGGTCTGGGCTTCGACTTGGTTGGTGCCTTGGAATCCGGCTACCTGTGCGCCAATAATGGTGTTGGCGTCGACGGTTGACTTGTTGGCACCCGGTGTAGTGCTGTTAAGGGCGCTGTCCTTAGAAGCGGCAAGTAGAGCGTTCTGAATGGAAGCCATGCTTTGGGTGCCCATACCTGATTGGCCCGAAGCGGCGCCAAGGTTGGCTCGGTCAGCCAGCTCAATCGTTCCCTCTCTGCTGAGACCCTGCAATCCAATTTCCCTAGAGTATCCAGCAAGGGTGGCCGCGGCTGTCTGCTGTTCCAACTTGGTAATGGAATTCTTGGGGTCGAGGTAGTAGTGGGCAAGGTCGTGGGTGTTGATACCGTAGTTGGCCAACTGTGCTTTAACCGCTGGGTCAGCATTTGCTGCAGCGGCGTAGCCTTGAATAACACGCTGGTTAAACTCAGCCGCAGATACGTTGCCTTTAACTAATGATGTAATTTCTGCAGTAGTTAAATTTGGCAAACCATATTGTTGAGCCGTTCCTTGAACAGATGCCATCCAAGTCATGTATTGCTGTTCGGTCATGTGTTCGGCACCCGGGATGTTTGGGTTGTTGTTTCGCTCAGTCAAGCCCGGGAAGGCTTGCTTGTACGCATCTGATTCACGAATTTGATTCAAAACCGCATCAGCATTTACAAGGCTGGGCGTGTTGGCATTTGTGATAATCATGCCCTTGACACGGTTGATAAGGTCCGTGTTGGTGTCAAGTCCCCATTGCTGGAGCGTGTTCATAACATTGTCGTACGCAGATACTTGCTGGTTAGCCGTTGCACCACTTAAAGCAGCAGCCGATGGACTGTTTGTTCCTCCACCGAAAAGCACTGCTTCTTTTGCTGGGTTATAAAGCGTGTCTGTAGAAAGAGAAACTTTTGTCCAGTCGCCGCCGACAGTTGAGTAGGTACGCAATGCATCAACATAGGCATTAACTGGAGCGTTACCGGTTGGAATCTTAAGAGCGGTTAAAAACGCGTTATAACCAGCTTTAAGTTGTGCGTCGGTTACGCCCGCCCGTTTAGCAACTTCGCTTCCGAGCAACATGTTTCTAATAGCCAGCAAACCAGATTCAAATCCCGAACCTGTGCTAATTGGCTTAACCATTCCACCCGAGGAATAAGTAATTGGCCTGTTTGCAAATAGCTTGGCTACGTTTGCTGGAACCCCATAAACACTTGTCAATACCTCTGCCGAAGGCATCTTCATATTGCCAATGCTTACTCCGGCATTGTCATTTTGACCAAGACCATACTTGGCCATTAATTGTTGTAAAGTCAATCCCATTATTTAGCTCCCTGTGGTGGGTTGGTAAACCCTTCCATAATGTGTTGAATGATTTGTTGTGCTGATTCTTTGGCAGCAGGTGTCTGGTCCCAGCCAAAACCGGGGTGCGTCTGCAGGTGTTGCTTCCATTGGTCAAGGCTCATAGGAGCAGGACGCATGGTTTCAGGGTCCATTGCTCCGGTAAGTGCGGCACTTGATTTGGGGTCGCCTACAAAATTTGGTTCAAATTGTTCGCCAAGAACTTGCTTGCCAACTTGACGATAAGGCTCCATAAGATGCGCGGTAGGGATACCGGACGCAATTTGTTTAGCCATAGTTGGGTACAAGCCTTCTGCGGTTTTCTTAACGTAATCTTGAAAAGCCGCAAACGATTTCTCGTCCATGTTTTCCGTTGCCTTTTTAAGCGAGCCCTCGCTCATTGGCACCATGTAATCTTGTACAAGTTGCTTGGCTTCTTTTGCAAAATCAACTTTTTCGGCTGGGGTTTTTTCTTCAGTTGGTTTTTCTGTTGGTTTAGTAGCCATAAATATCCTTAGAGTGTTGGGAATTTCATTAGAACTGACGTAATAAAGTATTGTTGATTAGCAAATTGAGGCATTGCGGCAATTGCCGTGCATTCGTTGTACCAAGCATCACGAGCCGCATAGTAATCCGAGTTGTCGCCACCGGCTTTGTACGCAGCCATTGCTTTAGCACGCTCTTCGTACAGCCCCATAAGCAGGATAAACTTTTCCTTATCCGCTTCAGAGATGATTCCCTTTGATGCTGGGCTGGACAACATTTCAGGCATTTGATTATAGACTTGGTAAGCGGTTGACTGCTTGCCAATGCTATTAAACGGACCGTCAGTTTGGAACCAGATTGGGTTGTCCATTTTGCCGTACATGTGTGCCAAATCTTGCAAGCGCCTTAAACCAGCACTGGTCAATTTTTGCGTCATTTTTCCGTCTGCGCCAGTCATGTCGTAAGCGTATTCTGGATTTGACATAACCATTGGCTTAATGAAGTTATAGTAAACGTCGTTACCCAAAGCAACACGAAGCGTGTTCAAATATTCTTTTGGAGCTTCGCGCTGACGCAATCTAAGCATCATCTCAAGTTGGTAGGCTTGTGGCGAATACTTTGATTGACGGCTAATTAACATTGCTGATGCATAGCCAAATTGTTTTACAAAATCTGGGTGGTTTTCTAACAACCCTACAGCTTGAACTACTTCTGGGAAGTTGCCCTGCGTTGACTGCGTGTGAGAACTTAAGTCAAGAATGTGAGTAGGATATCTGTTGGCGAATTCAGTCATTGCCTCCATGTAAGTAGGGTATTTAAGGTTGCCCTTGCTGTCCCGTTCCGTGGTAATTGCGTCATACCCTGATTGCTTTGAAAACTCGGCGTTCAAACTTAGAGCAAGAGGCGAGAAGAAGTTAAATACGGTTTTAACTAGCAACATCTGTTCGGCAACGGCTTTGGAAGTTTCCAAAAGATTTGTGTACCATTCAGGGTCCATACTCATTTTCTGACTAATAGCCATTGCGGTTATACCGTTAAGGTACATCGCCTTGTCTTTTTCGCTAACGCCAGTCCAGTCAACTTCTTTTTCGAGTTCAGCTCGTTGAATTGCCATAGCGTTGTCAAGAGCGTTGTTCATTACCTCGTTTGTAATTGAAGCAACGGTTCCGTTTTCAAGACCCATGTGACCAGCCAAAACTTGGTACATACCAGTAACGAAACTGTTAGGCATAACGTCGGTTGCAATAGAAGAGTTGTAGGCAACTTTGCCAAGAAACTCTGTCATTGCTTTGTTGTACAAAGCAGACTGCCCAAGACCAAAGTAGTCTCGAAGCACCTTGACTGGGATAGAAACAAGTGGCCCCCAAGCAGGTCGAGTCATTTCACCCAATACACCCGCTACGCCAGCCTCAGAGCCGGTAGGAACCATGGAACTAACTGAACCTGTACTACCCGTCAAACCAAACAACAGGTTAGAGAATCCCATAGCCGTTGGTGCACCAGTAAAAGGGGTGTTACCAATTTTTCCAATAAACTCACTACCCGGTATAAGAATACCGGGAATTGCGCCACTGTTTTGCTGAGTTCCAATGTAGTCAGTTACGGCCAAGCAAAGTTTCATGTACTTTTCAAACGCCGCTGGGTCATCGCCGAGCAGACGGAATGCACGGCGCCACGCTTGGTTCTTGGCAAAGTAGAACGGTGCGAGTACACGCATGTTCTCTTCAAAAACCGTCTTGTCTTTTGGATTGTGAACGAACTTCATCATGTTGACAGCGGCTCGTGATTCAGCAATTACTTCAGCTTGGAAGTCGTGAATAACTTTGTTGTCTACAAGGTGACGCAGAATCTCCATTTGCTTGTGATACTCAAGAACAAACAACGGGTCACGGACCATGTAGTTAATAATTGGTCCAAGAACTTTGTCGTGTCCGTAGTCGGATACTCGCTGGATTAATTGCTTCCATGAGCCCTTGCCTAGCCAGTCAGCATCACGAAAGCCTTGACCCGGCAAGTTACCCGGGGCTGAGTTACCCATTCTGCGTACAACTTCGGCTTGGTCAAAACCTGATTTAATGTCACCGCTAACCGCTTGGTCAATCAAATCATCGTGAAGAACCCATTGGCCCTTTGCACGTCCTGCAAATGTGTGAAATACGGCAAGTGCGGCTCGTTTGGCGTTGTCTTCTAATGCAGCATCTTTAAACCGTTCGGAGTTAGTTTTAGTTTCGCCGGGCTTCATAAAGAATGGGCCTTCGGTTCGCATGTTGTCACGGTCTGCTTGTGTCCATGCAGAAAGAGATACTTCTTCAAACACGCCATCAAGAGTCTTCAAACGAGACAATTCTTCTTTTGGAAGACTTTGGTAAGCTTTTTTGGCAGTGGGTATTAATTCTTCAATAATGGAATTTTTCCATTCGTTTGAACCATATACGCCTTCAAATTCATGGTCTGCGCTTAACAGGTCGTGTAAACGTTGTGCAATTGGCAAGTAAACGGGACCGTGATTAATACGAGTTAAGTTTTCACTTAGTACGTTTCCGTAACCACCTAAACCGTCGGCGCGGTTGTGACGACCAAAAAATTCAGTACGAAATACTTTTTGTTTAATTTCTTTTCCGCTGGGAGAAATAACGGTGGTTTGCTCTGGAACTCCGCCTGTGTGATTGTAGGGGTCAAATACCAAATCGTCACCACTGTGAACAGAACCGGGATGGGTGCTTTCAGGGTGGCGCAAAAGCAACGACGTTGTGTTTTCTACAAGGCGTTCGCGTTCTCCCGAAGGCATTGCATCAAGAATGCTCTTTTCAATACCCATAATGGCACCAGCGGTAATGTCGCGGGTAATTTGCCATGAGTGGCGAAGAAGGTTAGTCGTGCCCAATTTCCATGTAGAAGAATTGAACATTTGTTTTGTGTCTTTGGTAAGCGTTTTAAGGATTGTCTGTGTTAAATCAGCGGAGTCTTTAACAACGTTCTTGCTTGTTCGCGTAGCGCCTTCGACCAAGAAACTACCACCATGAACAAACTCGTGCTTAACCAACGAACGGGCTACGGCCGAATCAAAGAAATTAAATCCACCGGTGCGGAATGTGTTAAGAGCCGTTTCTGACACTCCAACGTGAAATGCCCACTTACCCGACAGCAGCGCAAGTGGCACAAAAACAAGGCTTAAAGTTTTGTTTAAATTATCTACCGTGTATTGAAAACCACTGCGCAAACCAGTTCGACTGTTGCGAGCATCGTTTAAAAGGTTCATGTAACGTTGACGTTGTGCTTCAGTGCTAACATCGCCGGGGCGAGCAGAGTTAGCTTTACGCTCTGCCCATTCACGCACTTGTGCATTTTTCATTGCTTCGGTGCTGTCAAAACCCATGTGCATACTTGCAAGGTAATCATGCAAAACGTACAAACGAGCAAGGTTGTTTACATGCCATTCCAAATCTGGAGCAGGCTGTAATGGACGATTAAGCAAACTTACTGCATCGGGGTTTGCTTCAATTAAAGCGTGTTCGTCAAGAATTGATTTTTCTTCGTCTACTTTTTTAAGAATAGTTTCATATTCTCTTTGTAAATAATCGTAAGCGGCTACTGCAGCGTCTTCTTTGTTCATTGTAAGATGAAAGCTTTTTAAAGTCATGTCAACAAGGTTTTGTTCGTAAACATACTTGCTACCAAACATGTTTCCGCTTTTTTTACCATAACCTAATTCGGTTACAATTGCGGATTTGGCGTCAACGTTGCGACGAATAGCGCCGATAATTCGAGAGTGTCGTCGAACGGTTAAAAGGCTTAGGTCCCGTGCGCCTGCAAGATTGCGAACTTGTTCTTCAGTAAGGCGTTCCCCAAAGTAATCGTGTGAAAATGGGGTTATTTCAATCATGATGTCACGGATGGCGTCAGCAATGTTATTTAGGTCGCGCGCGCGAGGAAGGTTTAATACGTTTAAATGCGTTGGGTCTGCACCCGCATTAAACGTTTTTCCCGCAATGTCGGACATTGTTTCAAAGTTTGTGCTACCGCTTGATGGGCTGCTTGGGAGATAGGAGGTGTTTTTGCTTCCACCGTCAAAACCACTAATGCGGTTTACTTCGTCCCAAATGTGGTCTTCAATTTGTTTTGAAATAGAACCAAGTTCTGCTTCTTTTAAACCCGATACTGTTCGACGCATAATAATGTGGTGCAAGCATTGACGGTAAGCATTGGTAAATGCTTCTGCATCTGGAGCGTTCATCAAGAAATCGCCCATTGCGCTTACAACAGCCTCAGGCATCATCGCATTGCGAGCCATGTCCATAATGGCTGGGATAGAACCAATGTCACCCGGAATAATTTTGTCTGTTTCCATTTGCTTAGAAAGCTCGCTCCAGTACATAGGGTTACGAGTTAACTGCCTGTAGCACCAGTTACGGAAAGTAGAGCGAATTCGTAATGATGGGTCGTTTTCGGCTTGGTAAATAGACGAGTCGTTTTTAATCTTGTAATCCGATGCCATTGCGTCGGCAACACTGTCAATCCATTTGTAGTCAGATGCAAGCACATCGCTAATATTTTTGGCAGGGTTTCCACCATCTTCCAAAATACGAATTGCCCTATCGCGAATAGCTGCTTTGGCCCACGAGTACATTCCCAACGTAGGGGCTTTGGCATTTAGCAACCCAAAACCATCAGCCAAATCTTTGTGAATTTGAACAACTTCTTCACGCGTTGTCGCTGCACCTAGTTTACGCAACGTGTCAACGCCGTAAGTATTGCGAAACCTGTCGGCAATTTCTGCAGCATTGTGCAGGGCCATAAATTCGTATGAGTTCGAAACACCCAATGCATATTGCGTTAATTCAATGTCATCTGCGGAATGAACGCCAAGGCCGCGGAAAAAAATCTCTAAATTTCCAATAACACGCCCGGGCTTTGAAAAAATACGAATAGCAGCAGAACTAATTTTTCGATTTTCGTTGCTAAGCATGATAGCTCGGCTAGCGCGACTATCGAGATTTTCGTTAAGTGAGCGAAGAGCGCCAGCCAAACGAGGCGAAAGTCCCTCTGCGCTGTGAGCAAGCTTCCAAACCTTACCAACGGCCCCTAGCGGGTCGGTGCCAAGGTATTTGGTGTATAGGTCCATAATGCCTGAACCCATGTCGTAGAACAAAGAACCCTTGTTAAGACCAAGCCATTCCATGGTTTGCTGACCAAGGTCGGTAGCATGTCCGTTGGCGTCGTAAACCGTTCCGCCACGGGTTTTTTCCCACAAGTCAGGGTTTTCTATTTTGGCTGCTTCTTGATTAAGAATGTACATTGCGTTAAGGCGAACGTTTGAAACGCTTGACCCAAGCCCGCGAGCAATTCGATACATTGGGCCTATTGGATTAACGCGTTCAAATACGGCAGACGCGGTATTACGAAGAAGACTCTTGTCAGCAAATTCTTTTGCCATTGCTACGGTTTCATTTGGAACTTCTTCACTAGCAAATTTTGCGCGTGCAGCAATACGGTCTACAGCTTGTGTAATTTTTTCTAATTCAGCAGGGCTAACATTTCCGCCCGCTTCTTTGTATCCTTGAACAATTGCTTGGTCTGCTGCTTCAGCTTCTGCAGAAATATCTGCTCCGGCGCTTCCCAAATCTGCTGGTACAGTTACGTCAAGAGCCGCGCCTTCAGTAGCAATAAGAGCCAAAATGGTTGGAGTTAAATGGCCCATTGCGTAAGCTACGCCTTTTTGTTTTGCCAACGATTCGTAATAAGCAATAACGTGCGCCATAAGCATAAACCCATTGTCTTTGCTGAATGGGTTAACTAAATTGGTTGTTGAGTTGGCCATGTTATTAATAGTGTTGTACAAATCTTTGTACCCATTTACACCTTTTAAACCCACAAGTTCTTCGCTGGATAATGCCGTGCGGTTAGTAACATTGTTTAAATATTCATTAATTGAAACTGTGCCATCCCAAGCGCCTTTATAAAGGCCCGTAAACATTTGGTCCGTTTTGTTTGGGTCAGCCCAAGCATTCCAATAATTGCTGGCAAGGTGACCTATGGTATGACCAACAGAATCAATGCTTGATGGTAAGCCTGTTACTTGGTTTGCTGTGTAACTCCACGCTTTGTGAAGACCGTTAACAATGCCGCCCCAAAATGAACCGGCAACTCCACCGCTATTCATCTTGGCATAAATACCTTTGGTTGCGTTGTCGTAAAGGCTTAAATATTTAAGTGCTTGTGTTGCGTTTTGAGGGTTAATGCGATTATTAGTAGCAAAAGCGTGAACAAGTGAAGGGTCTTTAAAAGCAGCGGGGTTGTCTTTGTACAAAACGTGCAGGTTCTTTTGTACCTGTGATGGCTCGTTAACAAATGCGTTTGCAGCTTCAACTTGAGGAATATTAACGCCAGCACGGCCTACTGGTTGAAACGTAGTGTTATCAGCCATTAAAGTCCAAAGGCTCGGGCGGTAGCAGCAATGTCATACGTTGCCGACGTTGCGTGAGGGTCACGAGATAAGTTTTTAAATACACCAGTAAGCATGCTAGTAGGCGGTCCGCTCATAATTTCAGAACCGGGACCGGGTCCAATGTCAATACCCGCAGTAATGGGTTCGTTAGGACGTTCAGTTGCACCGGTGTAAGGTAGCGAACCGGGGGTAATGGATGGACGTGTAGGGGCAGGTTGTGCCATTTGAGGTACGACGTTAGGTGCTTGAGCCATTGGTACGGTTTGCTGTGCACGCTCTTGCGCTGCAGCCTTGCCATACTCTTGATTAGGGACGGTGCTAATGGGTTGATTTAAATCAGTACGGTTTCCGTACGCAGTACCCGGTGTCCCTTGGCGTGCTCCGCCTCTACCTCGTGGCATTTATTATGCTCCCATTCCCGCTGGCATACTTGCAGGCATTCCTTGTGGCATTCCCTGTGGCATTCCACCGGGTGCGCCGCCTTGGCCGCCTAGTTGACTTAAGATTGATTGTAAATCTGGTTGACCTTGTGGTGCAAGTTGCTGTCCACCCATCATTGGGTTCTCAGGACCAACGCCCATACCGGGTTGCATTTCGGGTGATGGCGCCATTGGCTCTTGACCCGGCTGTGCAGGTTGCTGCATCTGTTGTGCTTGCTGAGCCTTGGCTGCTTGTTCCTGTTGCATCTCTTCGTGAATCTTAGCAACTGCTTCTTCAAGAGTTACATGTCGTTCAGCCTTAGCCTTAGCAATGCGAGCAATTGTTGATGGGTCAAGTGAACCCTGTGATGCTTGCTGCTCAAGTCCGGTTAGAAGTGCTTTGCGCAATCCTTCTATTTCGACAAGGTCAGCTTCGCGAGCCGGGTCTTCAATCGTTGGGTCCATGACTCGCGCCGTTTCGTTGGACATAAGGCCCATTCCAACACGCTGACCAATAGATACCACCATAGAGTCGATATCACTGCCCGGCATAGGGTATTTAACATACGAAAAGGACGTGTCAAAAGTTTCATTGGGGACGTAGTCTCCCTTGTCGGTTACAGTACCCTCGCCACTCATGACGAACATACTTGGCTTACTACCGTAGTATGCCTTCATAATCTTAACAGCTCGCATGTTTTCAAGTTCCATTGAGTTTTCAAAAATCTCTTGGTACTCTTGAAGCGGCATGTCAACGGCAGAAGACAGAACACTGGCACCACGACGAGCGGTGCGAATGTTGCTACCCGACTCCCCACCAAACTCAGCGGGAATACCAGCGGTCAGACGCTGGCTACGCTCAAGACGGTCAAGGGCCATAGCGGCATCCTGAGTCTGCTGTGGGTGGATAATCTGAATCTGTCCGTGGTCCAATACACCTCGAATACCCATCTTACCATCGGCCTCTTGGATAACACGGGGTGACGATGGGGAGTTACCGGCTGGTACAACCCACTCGTCGGGGAACACACCACGGAACACGGCAATGGTGTTCAACGCATCGAGCTTAGCCTCACGCAGGTACATACCCAGCATCTGGTCAAACTGACCCTGCAAGCGGTCAAGGGTAATACGTCCGGCAATAATAACTGGGCATACCTCGGCACGGTTTGGAATACGCTCAAGGATGACGTGAGCAGCAAGGCCACGTCCGCTCTCGGTTCCAAATGGGTTTGACTTGGGACGCTCTGCACCAACAGCAACAAGAACAGTCTCGGCGCCGTCAATGTATTCGAGAATTTCAAACATGTCCATTGGGCCTTTGTCGCCACGATACAACACGTTCATCTGTGCTGGGTAGTGGTCACGCAGCCATCCAAGAGGACGACGGTCGGAGAAGATACAGTCGATTGGCTCCATGTTGTCAGGGTCAATCATTGGCGATGGGAATGTCGACAATGGGTTGCGTACACGCCAGTGTGGGATGCGACGCTTGTCGTTAGGGTCAAGTGATACAGGAGAAAGAGATACGGCGCTCATACCATACGCAGTAAGGTGACGGGCACGGCGACGAATCTTTGTCTTCATCTTGTTCATCTCCCACCAACCCTTGTTGGCAAGGCGACGGTCGTGTGCACGGTTGTCGTGGAGTTGAATACCCGGGCGTAGTGATGGGTATTGAATGTCGGGCATAGTTGACGCAACACGCATAGCGAATTGGTCAATACCTTGTGCCAGCAGGTTAGGGATTGCGGGCTTCTCTAGTTCGTCAAGCTCAGGCAATGGAATAAGAACATCGCCGTTGTAGTGGTTACGGATTTCCTGCATACGCTGGAACATACCGCTACGCTGCATGCGACGGTCTTGGTACATTGAAACGATTTGGCCAGAAGCCTTGTCGTTATCTGGGGAGAGTGACATTCATTACCTCAAGGGGTTTAAGTTTGCTTGCTTGACCCAGTTGGGGCGCCAAGAGCGAACAGCGATAGATTTAGGTATGTGGATATTAGGGATGTTCCATTCAAAAAACCATTCGGCCATTACGCAGTCATCCGTACGTCCGTGCGGGTAGCGGGTAACCTCGTCGATGAGTTTCATCGCTCGAACCTTACCCTCACCTTTACCCATCAATCTTACCCTACCAAATCGCCAATGTTGAGAAATGGTCGTAACACCGTAATTGGGGTCTGCTTTATTGGTGTTGGTTGAGTGAGGGATTACTTCCACTCCGCGAAGCTGTCGCCAGCGTTTAAAGTGTTCATATTGCAACATAAACCGCTGAGCGGCGTTTTGCTCAATAATCCAAGTCTGGATTGGAAAACCTACACTTTCAGACAAGTGTTGCCAGTCTTCCATAATTCCGGTGTAGCGCCCTTCGTTGTAATTGTATTCAAGGAACTCTGGCGCTTCCATCTTCTGACGGATGTGGTCAACTAAGAATCGTTGCTCCGACTCTGGGTGGTAGACCCAGCACTGAATTGACCAATACTGCGTCGGTGAAGGGTCGGCGGTAGCCACCACAAGACAATCGCTGGGGTTGAGTCCAGCTGGAAGTTGCCAGCGGTCTCGGTCGTGGTCGATGCACCCGGGGGAGTCACCGTGACCGTACACCCACTCATTACGCACAAGAACCTCGTCAAGCGCCAAGTCTTGCTGCTGATAAACAACGGCAAACCTTTCTCCGCGGTTGGACATGAGATTAGATACTTCTCGCCAAGGAAGCCTGCGAGGGTCAAGGAGGCACCCTTCCGGATAAGCAGGTGCAGATTTTTTATGCGTATGGTCGGGTTCACATTTTTCCTCGTAGTGTGCTTTGTACAACAAGTGTTTGTACTTTTTGTTTTTGCGAAGGCTCTCTATTTCTTCTTCGGAAAGTTCGTCTTCCTCATCATCAAACGGCTGAATCATGTCCAGCGCAAATCGATACAGGTCATCCGGCGCAAGCCTCTGACCAATCAACGCAAGCATGCCTGCAGGTTCTAGGCGGGTCTCCGCGACATCTTGGTACCAGTCTTCCATCGCCTCGCGCTGCTCCGCCGAACGAACCTTGCGAGGGTCAACAAGGTCGTCCCAAAAGCAGCCATCAAAACGGCCACCAATAAAACCAGAGTCCATACCATAAGCCGATAAGGTTGGCTCTTTTTCAGAGATTGCCCCAGCTTCTTCAGGCTGTTGTACAATGAATGCTTCTTTGGTCCAGAGTTCTTTTTCAAGTGGTTTAAATCTTCCAAAATCTAGGGCTAGGGTTGATTCAGCATCAACCGCTTGGCCACGGGCTTTAAGCATGTCATCCGCTACTTCGGGGATAACACGTTCGAGTGAACGACGCACACGCATTAAGTTGCGTTGCGCTAGGGACATAGTCGCCGAACCGGTCAACAAACGGACCGAACGGTTGCGACAAATAATCCAACAAGTAATGTCGTGGAGCAGGGTGGTCTTACCGGAACCCGGTGGCATGTTCATAACCACATATTCTTTGTCCGGGGACTCTAGGAGCTCGACCAGCGCCTCTCCTGCTTCTTCCTGCCACGGGGTTGAGATGCGACCAAAATACCGGCGCCGGAAATAAGCAAAATCTTCTAGGGCCAACTTAGCCTCATCCGAAAGGTCGTCGTACTTCTTCGGACCTTCCAATTTGTTTTGTGCTTTAGCCTCGCGATAATCACGGGCAGAACTGTCTAAGCCCTCATCAGCGGTCAAAGCCTTAGCTGCCTTCTCTATACGATAAGCAGTCGCCTCCGAGATACGGGCCTTTTGTGCGCTCTGGGCAATAGAGAAACCTGCGCCTCTAGCCTCAAAATATTTCTTTCGTTGAGATTGGTTAATCGCCATTAACTGTTAAGTGCTTCGCTTAGCAAGCCCCTAATTCTGTAAGCAGATACTTCTCTATCACCAATAGTAAAGATGCCACCGAGGCCGTCCTTGTAGTCACGAACTGCAACTACAAGGACGTAATCCTCAACGGCGGGCATTTCCCAAGGAGCGTCTGAACCGAGCTCCCGATTAATTCTTTCGAGAAACAGAGGAATGTTTTTTTCAATCCACATTCCGAGCGATTGCTCAATCTGTTCCCCGTGTTGCATTATGCTGCTGGAGTGGTTGGCGCAGCTGGTGCGGCTGGCGTTGCTGCAGCGACTACTGAGGCAGCGTGTGCGGCCATAGCAATGTTTGCCTCAATGGACTGCTTACCGGCAAGGTGTACAACCTGAATGCCTGCGGCCACGAGAACGCATAGTGACGTTACAAGACCCTGCACGAATGGAGGGATAGTAAAGCCGGGGTGGATAAGTGCGAGGGCAGCGCCAGCACCCGAGAGTACTGAGGCTACATGTGCAGCAATGTTTTTTGTCATACGTTCAGTATAACAAAAGACCCCCCGGAGTTATGTCCGAGGGGCTCTTTTGCTGGAGGTGATGAATGAACAGGTAGGGGACTGTCCGATTCCAGTATACACGATAAATGGCGGAAGTCAAAAAAATTTCAAAAAATTCGCACCAAGGTGCAAACTAGTCAGAATACTTCTTGCCGGAAATTTCTTGAAGGTCTTTCAGTTGGGCAGCCAAAGTTGTGTAGCTCACCCACAGAGGGTCTCTAAGGCTTTGTAGGTGGAGTGTTTGTCGCTCTAGTTCTTTAAGTTCGAGCCAGATTCGGTCAAGTTCGTTTATGAGCTTTTTGGCAATGGCGTCGTAGTTCATTCCCATTCCTCGGCGTCAAATAGGAATTCCTCAATGTCGGCAATTTTTTCCCATGGGATAGTGACGCTTAAGGGTGCGGTGTTGAAGTTTTGGCCGAGGGAGGTGATAACCAGCCCGTCGGTATTTGCCGTGACTTTAAGCCGCGGGTTTTCGAGGATGTCAATGTCCATGCCTTAAGCATAGCACAAAGCCCCTTGGCAGGGAACCAAGGGGCCAATGCTCTAAGTTTCAAGCGGTTGAGGCACACAGATGTGTTTTCGGGTTTTGTCCCTAGTACCAACTTGGTACACACACACTATACACGCTATGAAATATCAAGTCAAGCTTTTTTGGACTTTTTCTTTTTGATTTCGACTATGCGTTTAATGGCGTATTTTTGATTAGCGTCAGCAACGGTCTTTTCGCCGTGCTTGTTTTTGGGTTGGCCGCAGCCACAGGTTGAGCACATGTCCCCATGATACCACACCCTTTATTCGTGAATTAATTCACATAGTGGTTACGATGCATGGGTTGATTTTAGGCATCAATGGTGTATAGTGGGTACAGCACCGTTGGCAGTGCTCGTGCGTGAAAGTCGCCCCGGAGTGTGAGTCATGTAAATACTCGCCGGAGTTCCCCGGTTAGAGCGGGATTGGGTCGGCCACGCGCCTACAACTTAGCTTTGTGGGTGAATCGTTCAATGAATCAACTTCAGCATCGGACAAGCCTCGTGGCCATAACGGGTGGATTGTTACTTACGTTTTTTGTAGGGTTGGTGAAGTGGGGGATGTTGTAACTAAGTCGTTGTGGTTGACAGGTCGTGATAGTGCTTTTGAGAGGAAAACACACGAGTACGGTTAGCCACTCCTAACTTCAGTTTTTACGCCGTCCTAGCTCACTCTGGAGAGAATGACAGTTTTCTGTAACTGGGATACACATTACTATTTGAGGCACCCGCCTCGGCACACTCCCAGTCAGAGACTGGAGGATGCCGGTCGTTCGCCTCAACGCGGCCCACACCCCCGCACCCCACCCAAGATAACTGACATACCATTCGGTATGCCCACTTATCAGCAGGCTTCGACCTGTTTTGAGAGGGAATGAGAGCAAAGCAACAGGGGAACCTGACAGATGGGCTTTGCCTCTATTCAACCCTCTCAAACCAGAAGCCTGCCAACAGCCAGCCAACCTGCCACCGGCAGGTCGCTACCTGTTGCGCTTGCAGCGTGCTTCTCAATCGCCGTACGGCTAGGTGGCTTACGTCTCCTGTTCACTCGCCCCAAGTCCCACGGCTGTCCAGCCCACCTTTGGTGGTCAGTGCCGCACCCCAGTCCCTACGCCCAGCGTGTGTCCGCACAAATCTCTCGATACCAATCCGTAGACTGCTCATTATTTTTTCCTTTCCGTGTGCCACCTGAGAGGTTGTAGACGCAGTCAGCAAGCGATTGCGGTCACCGTGTGACCCCCCACAGGGCGTGCGTGAAATCGCGTAGTCGCGAATTTCGGTTCCAATGGGCAATGGCGGCGTTTGAATTAAACAAAGAAACCACACTGTTCATCGGTCAGATTTTAGAAGCACAAACCACACCCAAAGCCCGTTGGCGCCTCGCTCGAACCACCCTCCGTTTGGTAAGTTCACCCATACGCTCATTGGCAAATGTGGGATTGGCCAACCACTCGTAGCGGTTCAGAACTGCGAGTTCTTAACCATTTGGCTCGTGGAGTTTTGGGCACCCAAGGCCGTCAGGCGCTGGCCCTAATCTCTCCGTCAATTCCGCCGTGCGCCTGCTATTCAGCACACTAGTCGAAACACCGCTCCGCTTTGGTTGAGGTAGCAGGGCTGATTAAGAACAGGGGCCCCTGCAGCTTGCTGATGCAAGCCGCCACCCCATTACAAACACAGCCGGGAACCTGCTACCACACCAATATTCCGACTGGCCGTGTGCTGGCAGTCACACAACGTGAATTGCCTTAAGGAGAGATTATGACCAGCTTTGAACCTGACGACCTCGCGCGCGACTCAAAACTCACGCCGAGCCAAATGATTGAAGAACTCATCATGCAGTTCTTCCCTACAGCCACGGTGGTTGAGACCCAATCCGGCACATTGTGCACAATTTGCGAATGGGAGGAACTTACAATCAACGGAGAATGGTTCCCCGGCGAGGACGACTCAACGGACTATTTTGTGTGCGGCTTCTGCTTCGCTAAAATCTGCCCCGAAGATGAACAGGTGGATTTCTAATGTTTGAATTCAAAAACGCCTCCATTAAGCCTCATTGGAACTACGAAATATTCTGCGACTACTGCGACGATTTCTACGCACCCCAAATGTGGGAAGTCTACTACGTTGACGGGGAATGCGCAATCGCTTGCCCAGACTGCGTCTACAACCTCATCACAACAGCACACTAATTAGAAAGGAGAAAATAATGAGCAGATATTACTACGGATTTACTCGTCGAGAGATTCGCGCTATGCGCCGCACACGCATTGGTCGTTTGTGGTTCTGGATTTGGTACGGCAACTAGCCCTACCGACCCTAAAGGGTCACAGTCTCCAGCCGTGGCCCTTTTTTGTTGCTCGTTCACCTCCAACACGCATAAACGACTCGCCTTCGGCTCACCTAACTGCATACGCTCACTATCGTTCGCTATGTACGTTCGTTAACACTCACTTGCTACGCTCACATTCGTTCGCTACCTCGCTTCGCTCAAACAAACGCTCGTGCTACGCACTCGCTGGCACCGCTCGCATTCGCTCGCTCACACCCTCAAACGCCGGGCGGCTTATACAAGCTCGCTTCGCTCGCACACGCTCGTTAACACTCGCTGGTCCTCAGGCCGGACAGGCCGCAAACTCACTTCGTTCGTACTCTCGCCTTCGGCTCGCATAACCTCGCTTCGCTCGATACGCTCACTTCGCTCGCTAGTCCTCAGGCCGGACAGGCCGCAAATTCGCCTTCGGCTCATACAAACAGCCAGCCAACCTGCTACCAGCAGGTCGTCTAACTGTTACGCCTGCAGCGAGCTATGGGGAGAGCCCCAAACCCCCTTATGTTGGGAGAGCCCAAACCCCCTAACTGGGACTTTGTCCCAGACCCTAGCCCTCGGGCCGGGCGGCCATACGTTCACTCACCTCTCCCGGTGCTCAAGTAAATCAAGACCGCTCCAGCGCCACACTGCTATTTAACGCATTTGCAAGCAAATGCGCTCGCAGTGGGGACAAAAATCTTCAAATCATCCA